AATCAGACGACACAGACGAACCTAACGTACACGGTGGAGCGATGTGGGCAAGAATGCCTATTACTGCACTCGTAGGTGACACACCCGTAGAGGAGTGGGCTGAAGAGCTACCAGCATACGCAGCACAGCCTTGGGATTGTATGTCACATGATCACTCAGTCTACGTGCTGAACAGGGCTACACCAGCTCCTTGGATGGCGAAAGTAGACGGTGAGTTCTATCCAGCTAAATACCTATTCACAGTAGACTACACAGGCTCTGAGATAGCAGATGACCCTGCACAGCATAAACAGAGCCATGTATTAGAGCTAGTAGACGCAGGTAGCTACACAGGAAACATTGTAGCATTACCGAATAACAGAGTAAGAGTTACGCACCCTGCTTGGTTTGAGACAGGAGAAGGTGCGCCAGACTTCAAACCTAGTCAAAGAGTGTTTCACTCTAAAGAGAATTTAGATTACGTGTGGGATACACACAGAGTATTTGATAACTTATATAACAAGGAGTAATATAATGGTTATGAAAAAGAAAAAAGGCTATGCTAAAGGCGGTGCTATGAAGAAAAAAGGAATGGCACGAGGTGGCATGAAGAAAAAAGGTTACGCTGCTGGTGGCGCACTTAAAGCTGCACCAAAAGGAAACAAAGGTGTAAGTAAACTTCCTAGCGCAGTTAGAAACAAAATGGGCTACATGAAAAAAGGTGGTATGGCAAAAGGCAAGTCAATGACACTTGCTGAGATACGAGCAGCAGCTAAAGAAAAAGGCTACAAGCTCGTAAAGATATAACATGTCTTTAAAAAAACCACAAAAGTCTTTAGCTAAATGGACTAAACAAGACTGGAGAACAAAGTCAGGTAAACCTTCTGCCCAAACAGGTGAAAGGTATCTGCCTTCTAGTGCTATTAAATCACTGTCTAGCTCTGAATACGCTGCTACAACTCGTAAAAAACGGCAAGATAAAGCTAAAGGTAAGCAATTTAGTAAACAGCCTAAAAATATAGCAAAGAAAACACGTAACTTTAGGAGAGTTTGATGAGTATACCTGAACGAGTCAAAAATAAGATGAAAGAAGTAGGCTTAAAAGGTGTAAATAAGCCTCAAAGACTGAATGATGGCAGTGGTAAGTCACATCACGTCATGGCGAGTGAAGGTGGTAAGTATAAATATATTAAATTTGGTCAGAAGGGCGTTAAAACCAATCAAACAGCAGGGCAACGTGAAGCATTTAAGTCTCGCCATGCTAAAAATATAGCTAAAGGTAAGATGTCAGCAGCTTATTGGGCAGATAAAGTAAAATGGAGTCCTAGTAAAACACAGTCTCCATCTAAAAAATGGAAAAAGGGATCTTGATATGGCATTAAAAACTAAAATGGCTACAAATACGCTGAGAAGAAAAGATAGAGCATTAGAAGAAATGACAGGCCCAGAGTTTAAGGCTGCATTTGGAGAAACTAAAACACAATACAGAAATAGTAGAAGAAATAAAATGTTTAAAAATAAAATGACAGCTAGTCGTGGCGGTATGAGTAAAAAGAAAAAATAATGTCACCTAAGAAACTACAAGCAGATAGCAAGTATGCAATGGCAGATGCAGACGGTGATGGCATCATAACAGATGATGAGATGGATCGTCACGAAAGATGGATACGCCTAGAGAACGAAGACAAGATGATGGATACGCAACGTACTATGGCTTGGTTAGCTATGGGTACAACCATTGTAACTGTAATACTATTACTTACACCTATCATTAATGTAGCTCGTATGGAGTCTGCATCAGGGTTTCTTAATACCTTTCTTGTAGCACAGATGGGTGTCGTATTAGGCTTTATGGGTGCTACAGCATTAACTAAAACTAAATCAAAAGAATAAAAATGCATAACGGGGTTGCAATATTATCTCTTTTATGTTATAACTAGATATGGTATAACTTACTAGTCAGTCAATAGTACTGACGTATGTACATAAAGGAGTTATACTATGTTTAAAAAACTACTAGAAAAATACCATGTATACATGGAAAATAGGGCTGCATACTACACTTTAATGAGTATGACAGAAAGACAACTACAAGATCTAGGAATATCTCGTGGTGAAATTAGAAGACTAACAGGATTCGGAGGATGATAATATGAGAAAGTTATTTCTTGCAGGTGCTATCGTTACACTAACAGCAATGTCAGCACAGGCTGAAGGCGTCATAAAGAGTGGCATTATGTCAATGTTTAAGCCTGATGCTACTGTAGAGTACGGCATTAAAACTAAAAAGTGGTCAGGTGATGTAGGCGTAACTGCAAACATTTCAAGACTATCAATTAGACCAGCGTTAGACTGGGGATATGCAAGCGGAGATTCTTTTAGTGTTTCTGGTGCATCAGTAAAGAGTACAATGGCTTTAAGTAACAGCCTGTCTGCTTACTCTGAACTATCTTTAGACAAAGACTTTAAATATAGTGACCTGTCAATCGGTGTCGCTATTACATTTAAATAGGGAGAATAAATATGGATTGGATTACTGGAAGACTTAAAGAGCCTACAACTTATCTAGCACTTGCTCTAGCAGGTGTAGGACTAGGTTTTATGTTCAGCTTGCCTATACTAACATGGGCAGGTATTATAGGCGGTATCTTTGGTATTGTATTAAAAGAAAAAGGTGGGGCAGAATGATGCCCTATCTAAATCGTATTCTACGTGCAATACTTGCTATGCCTTGTAACTGCTGTGACAAATGTCAGTGTGGTAAATAATGTTTGGGTTAGGTAATGTACTTGGCCCTATAGCTGGACTTGCTGGTTCATGGATTGAAGGCAAGACTGCTGTACAAAAGGCTAAAGCGACTAAAGATTTAAAGATTGCTACAGGTGAAATAGACTGGGATCTGGAAGCTATGAAAGCTACACAGAACTCGTGGAAAGATGAATGGTTGACACTGCTGTTAAGTGGCCCATTTATTTTAAGTTTCTGTGGGGATTGGGGCAGAGAGATTGCAGCAGCAGGATTTGCTGCGCTAGGAGAAGCACCACAATGGTACAGTTATTCTCTTGGAGTAGTCATAGCTGCATCATTTGGCATAAGATCTGCAACTAAGTTCTTTGGAGGAAAAAAATAATGGGCGATAACAAAAAAAGAACAGGCCATACAGACTATCGTAGTCTATCTAAAATAGCAAATAATATTAGAAAAACTATGCAAGAACAAAAAATACAAGAAGGTATTGATAGTACTTCTCCCGAAGGTGAAGATGCTATATTTATTGAAAAGAAAAATAAAAAATGAATAATAACTATAGTGCGTGTTTAGAAATAATACTTGAACACGAAGGCGGTTTTGTAAATCATCCTAAAGATCCAGGTGGCATCACAAATCACGGTGTCACTAAAAAAGTCTATGACAAATGGGTAGGCAGAGAGACTACACCTAAAGAGATGCGTGACTTGACGCATGAAGATGTAGCTCCTATCTATAAAAAGAATTATTGGAATAGAGCAAAGTGTGATCAACTTCCTAGTGGGGTTGATCTTTGTGTATTTGACTGGGCTGTTAACTCAGGAGTCTCACGATCAGCTAAAGCGTTGCAACGTATAGTCGGTGTAGAGCAGGATGGCGGTATAGGCCCGATGACTTTACAGGCTGTCGCTGAAGTAGACCCAGAAGATATAATAGAACAAATGCATTATACACGTCAAAATTTCTACGAGAAACTATCTACCTTTGATACCTTCGGTAAAGGGTGGACTAGACGTAACGATGAAACAAAAGAAAAAGCATTGGAAATGTTACATGGCTAGACAACTAACAGAACGACAACAAAAGTTTTTATCTGTGTTATTTGATGACGCAGGAGGAGATGTAGTAGCAGCAAAAAAGATAGCTGGATACTCTGATGCAACTAGTACTACTGAAGTTGTCAATTCTATGAAAGAAGAAATATTAGAAAGTACACAGAGTTTTATGGCTCGTAATGCTCCTAAAGCTGCAATGGCTATGGTAGGTGGACTATATGATCCTACTGAACTAGGCATACGAGATAAGATGGCAGCAGCTAAAGAGTTACTAGATCGTACTGGACTTGTTAAGACTGAAAAAGTACAAGTAGAAGCTAAAGGTGGGGTTATGTTAATGCCACCTAAAAATACGGTAGACGATGACTAAATCACTAGGTAGATGGAAGTTACCTCAACCGACAGATATAAAAGAAGACAATGAATGGGTATCAATACCTAAGATTTCTCGCACCATACCTTTTGGCTACGAAGTAGACGCAAAAGATAATGGCATATTAAACCCTATACCTGACCAACTAGATAAATTAGAAATAGCAAAACGTTATTTAAAACAGTATTCGTACAGAGAAGTATCTCAATGGTTAACTCGTAACACAGGTAGATACATATCTCACGTAGGTTTAATGAAAAGACTAGAGAATGAAAAAAGAAGAAACAACAAAGCTGCAAGCCTACGCAGATGGGCAGACTATGCGAAAGAGGCAATCGCCAAAGCGGAAAAAATTGAAAGCCAAAGAGTCGGTTCAAAAGAAGACAGCAGCAAAGAAGAAGCAAGAGCAATCTAAAGTAGTAGAAATAGATAAACTAGATCCTATTGAAACTCTTGAAGAACAACATAATGTTATATTTAAACCTAATGCTGGGCCGCAGACTGCGTTTCTTGCAGCAGGCGAAAGAGAAGTTCTTTACGGTGGTTCTGCTGGTGGTGGTAAAAGCTACGCTATGCTTGCCGATCCGTTACGATACATGGGGCATCCTGCATTTTCTGGGTTGTTGTTACGACACACTACGGAAGAGCTTAGAGAACTTATATTTAAGTCTCAAGAGATGTATCCAAAAATCTGGCCTGGAATAAAATGGTCAGAAAGAAAGATGCAGTGGGTCGCACCATCTGGCGCAAGATTGTGGATGTCATATCTTGATAGAGAAGATGATGCTTTGCGTTATCAGGGTCTAGCGTTTAGCTGGATAGGTTTTGACGAATTGACTCAATGGCCCACACCATTTGCATGGAATTACATGCGTTCTCGTCTACGATCCACTGCAACCGATTTACCAGTATACATGAGGGCTACTACCAACCCAGGTGGTAGAGGACATCACTGGGTAAAGAAAATGTTTATAGATCCTGCTTCAGTAAATACAGCATTTAATGCTACAGACATTGAAACAGGAGAAGAGTTAAAGTATCCAGCAGGTCACGAAAAAGCAGGTAAGGCTTTATTTAAAAGAAAGTTTATACCTGCAAGACTAAAAGACAACCCCTACTTAGCTGAACAAGGTGACTACGAAGCAATGCTTCTATCTTTGCCTGAACAACAACGTAGACAGTTACTAGACGGTGATTGGGATATTAAAGAAGGTGCAGCATTTACAGAATTTGATAGAAATGTACATGTCGTTGAACCCTTTGATATACCTAACAACTGGGTTAGATTTAGAGCATGTGACTACGGATACGGAAGTAAGTCAGGCGTTGTATGGTTCGCTGTATCCCCAAATGAACAGCTTATTGTATATAGAGAGCTATATGTAAGTAAAGTATTAGCTACTGATTTAGCAGACATGATACTAGAATTAGAAGCTGGTGATGGTGGCATGAGATACGGAGTACTTGACTCCTCACTATGGCACAAACGTG